TATTTGGCTCACTTTTTCCCTCACATACCCAACTAAACTGACATAGTTTTACTTTTTGTATTTCATCGTCTATAAGTTTATCTACATATGATGTTTGATATATTACGGCGCAGGGATCTTTGCCAAATCCATGTGCTATTCTATTCATTACCACACGTGCTACTGCCGCTTGCCCATTTAATGATTCACTACCTGCTTCATAAAATATATTCTTAGCCATACATGTTAATTGCTTTGGATCTACCGTTTTTGCAACTTTGGGTTCTTCTACAGGTTTAGGTTCTGTTGATGTTGTCAATTTGTCAAAAGTTAGAACCACTGTTACAAATATTAATGCTATTAAAATTTTAATAGGTTGGCTTAGATTCATAATTTATCCTTTTTGTTTATCTCGTATGACGAGATTTAAATGTTATCCCAACAATCGCAATTACAACGAATTACTTCGTCTATTGCTTCTTGTACAGAATAAGTTGCAGGTAATAAAATGTCAGACGCATATATTACCGATAGTTCAGGTGATATTAAATTGCTATATCTTGAACCAGCAAAACTGCCTGGTTCAATTGCTTCACCTATGTCTACTAATTGACCAACACCACCGACATTGATTTGACCAATATTATTGGTTTGACCGCTTCCTAAATAATTATTATTAGTATTATAGTAACGCTCATTAGTTGGGTTATAATAACCATACGGATCAGTATTGCCCAACTCTGTTGATAATGTTGCAGGCACAGTATCAACAAAAGTTCCATTAGTAGAAGGTGCGGGCGTTGGGTAAGGAATAAGTCCATTAGAGGCAGGTACTGAATTAGGTAATATACCATTTCCTATTAGCTCTGCTTCTTGTGTTTTAGTTAATTTGTTTTCTATATTGTTATCTAAAGGAATTCCTGCTTCTTGCAATCTAGCCTGATTACGTGCTTCACGCAACATAGCTACAAGACTTCTACCGCCAACAGTATTTAAATTAGAAATAGCTTCTAATGTTTGTGAATACATATGCGGTTGTGTAAATGTAGCATATCTAGGAATACTATCTACAAAAGAATATTGTGTTGTAGGATAACCAGCTAATGTGGGTTCTCTATCAATTGCAGGGTCAGCTAAAGGTACTTGTAAAGCCATTCCTGTTGCAATAGCACGTTGTTCCACTGTCAACAATCGTCCGGTATTTTCCCAATTAGTAATTAATTGTTGTGCTCTGGCTGGCTGAGCATTTTTTATAACTTGTATCTCTGCATTTGCGGCATCAATGTAAAGTTGGACAGCAGTATTCATTCCAGGCCAACCTGTAGTACCAGCCGGCTGGTTAGTGGTACTACCATAAGTTATCGGGGGGGTCTGTATAGTTACTGACGGGACAGAAGTTGTTGCAGTGCCTGGAGTAAAGGCAACGCCGGTAACTCTGCCGTAGTTTCCAGAACCATTAAATCCAATATCAGTGTAAGTTGTTCCTATTAAAGCTACGGCTGATGCTCCGCCACTATTGGTAATAGTAATAGTAGGTGCTAATGCCCCGTTAATACCGTATCCACCTCCTTCGTTATCCACAGTCACTCCGGTCACAGTGTAATATGTAGTAAAAACGCTCGGAGGTGATTCTATTACCTCTGTATCATAGTCAACTGTTACTTGAGCCGCAGACCAAGTAACCGCTAAATATAGATTTTTATATATATTATACAAAGTAGGTGTTTCTAACTGTTGTATAAGCTGACGAATATTAATACCAAGATAAGGTAATCCACTCATACATCCTAAAAAATTACTCATGGTGTATGTACCAAATGGTCCATTACCTAATGCAATTAATGCTAAGCCTTGACTTGCTAATGATGTATCAGTGGGAACGCTAGTACCATTAACATTTAATCCTTTAGTTGTTTCTAAACTGTTAACTACTTGTGCAAACTTTTCAATAGGTACACTTGAAATATTTTTAATCTGTTGCATTGATACACTAAATGCGCCGGCTGCTTTGGCAATATCAGGTGGTAATATACCATCTAAATATGCACCAAACCCTTGTGGTATGGGTTGTATAGTTAAGACGTTAGATTGCGTGCCCTCAGGTGTTATCTGTTCAGTACTAGATTGTGCAACATTTGTACTAGGTGTGGTAGTTTCATATGCAGTGCTAGCTGGAGCATCCATATCATTACGCTCTGATACTAATCTGAGATTTTGAAAGAAGCCAGCCATTAATTTACTACTCCATTTTGCGCTGTAGGTGATCTTAACTGACTATTCAATCCGTCATTAACATATATAGGATAATATATTTTACTATTAGCATTGCCACCGACTGTATTGTACACAGGAACTGTTAAGGTTTTATAGCTATTAGGGAACAACTTTATTGGACTTAACAAATCAGCCAGTGATTCCAAACCAACTGTCTTACAATTTAATGACACTAATACATCTTTCAAATCTTGTCCTAATATAATACCAAATGCACCGTATATTTTACGTTCTTGTTCTTTAGATATAGGTACAGCTAATGATGTTATCTCACTCAACTCTGATACTGATATACCACTAGCAATTAATGCAAGACTTACTGAAGAAGTAATACAATTGTTTTTTTGTAATGTCATTAATAGATTACTGGGTAAACCAAATGTCGCAATAGATTGTAGACTAATTGCTTTACCACTAGTAATTAAATCTTGTCCAAATATAGTAGTTGCTACACTTACCCCGGTAATATCACCTGTAATTAGATCGTCTATATTACTATATGTACCATCTAAAAAGTCTTGTGAATTATTTACTGCTAAAATAGCATCATTACTATATTCGATAAAACTATAATTTGACATGAAGCCAGATAGAAAATCTTGATACTTATCTGGGCCCAATGACAACCCACTATTATAGTTAAACTCATTATATGCTTGCAATGCAAATAATCTGGTATAACCCCATTGTGTTACTGAATTAGTATATGTGTAATTACTAGCCCAATTGGGATATCCTGTCCAATTAAAAGTAGTTGGAGGACTATTACCCATTCCGGGAATTGAGGTCGATCCAATTGCAATTAGATTATTGTAAGTTGTGCTATTAACTAGCCCTCTAGTATAAGCATCTTTGATAGCATATGTTAACGGTAATAAACAAGTGATAGTAATAATACTACCAGGTGTGTATTGTGTAACGCTATTACTGCTACCTACATAATCAATCATTATAGGGTTAATATTAAATCCAATATTTTGTAATAATGAACTTAATGTATTAACGCCTAATGGGCTTTGTTTTCCTGTATCGCTCATGGACAAAACACATCAGGACTACCTTGTACGATACTATGACCGCAACTGTTTCCTGACCCTACTCTGAGTACTGGTACACCTTCACAAAACACAGTTGGACTACCATCAGTAGTTGTTGCCGCTTTATGAGGTGGATGGGGTTTTTTGGCCCAAGGAGCGTGTGGCGTTATAGAACTAACATGTAATCCAACTTTAATTCCATTAGCAAATACAGTATCGGCACCACGCATTATTGCGCCACCTTCCTGATTTGTATCACCTACACGACTTAACTTTGCCATTTTATCCCAATACGATTTTTTTACTAGGTACCTTAATGCCAGTTGTTGCTTCTAGGTACTTGTCTTTGATGCTATCATCGGTCTCTGCATACATTGCAACACTAGTAGTATTTAGCTTAAATTCACCCTTCGGATTTGCAGTAAAAATACTTGGAATCATTTGCATTCCCTGTTGTGAAGGGGCAATAGATACTGGTTCTTCAATATGAATAAATTCCCCACCTGATTGAACAACTTTAGCTATAAGTTCTTCTCCCGAGTTAAGCTTAAATGTATATACTGTATTTGATTCGATTGTTATTTTCATTAGATACTTTCTGTTAATTTTTGTTTGAGTTCGGTGAAACCACCGATTAGTACGTCATCTAAAATGATTTGTGGTACTGTTCTTGCTGACGGTATTGCTTCAAGCAATTCTTCTTTAGTATATCCATCTCCGATCTTACGTTCTTCAAATTGTATACCTTTACTTGTTAATAGCGCCTTTGCTTGGTCGCAGTAGGGACAATGGTACTTAGACCAAATAATTGCCTTCATTTTATTTCCTTTTAAATATTTGGTAAGTCATCATAGTTTAATGATTCACTCATTACACCTATAACGTAATTTGTTGATTCAGTTTCTTGCAATGCAGATTGTTTCTTACTGGTATCGGAGTGCTTGTTAAACCAGGGAATAGGTGTACTCTTTGGCGATGGACTATTATATCGTATGCCAATTTCTTTTAATGCACCTACGGCCGTATAATCTACAAAGTCTTTTAATACTGTTGCATTTAATCCAATAACAGGGCCCATCTTAAATAGATAATCAGCCCAGTCTTTTTCTTCTTTAATAACATCTAGGTATAGTTGATAGACTTCAACTTCGCATTCTGATTTAACTTGTGCAAAACGACTATCTTCTTTTACAACTTGATTAATAAGGTAAGCAGTCCAACCTTTATGGAGAAGTTCATCTTGGAGAATTAAACTGATAATGTTACCATTACCAATAAAGATTTTGTTCTCAACCATTGCTAAACTAGTAGCAAATGATACCATAAATCTAAATGCTTCCAATGCGTAACTAGCATGTAATGCCATGTAAATTGCTTTGATGTGTTCTTTCTCGTTTACATCTTGCCCTAACTCTTTGCGACAGTTAACTTTATGTAGTTCATCATAGTAAAGACCCACACTACTTGCCATGTCAACAATCTCTTTTGTATCATGTATTGTATTGAATACATCTTTGGGTACATTATATATGTTACGAATGATGTGACTGTATGACCTACTATGAATATTTGATTCAAAAAATCCCCAATTAAACATCAATGCTTCTAGTTCAGGTAAGGATACTACCGGAGTAAACACTTGAGTTGGACCTCTACCCTGTAAACTATCTAGTGCTGTTTGACGTAACAGATTACTAGTAAAGATATGTTTAACCGCATCTGATGCATCTTTGAAATCATTGGCATCTTTGGTTAATGAAATCTCTTCTGGAACCCAGAAGAAACCACGTGCCGTTGTTTCAAAGTCTGCAATCTTTTTATATTTCACCTCCTCAAACCTTTGAATGGTTACGGGACCTTCCGGATCCAAAAACATTTTTCTATTCAAATAATCTGTTTTAGTGTTTAAGTTGTATTGTTGTTTTGACATTGTTTTTCCTTAAAGCTTACATGCTTCGCAATCTTCTTCATCCATATCATTAAAGCCACTTGGCAAATCTAATACAGTTTCATCTTGACTCTTACTACCTGCTTTGTTAATCAAGCTATAGTAGAATGTTTTTAATCCCCAAACATGTGCCTGCATCAAGTTCTTAGCAATCAATGTTGTTGGGACTTTACGTTCAGGGAAGTGTGCCGGATTATAAAACGTATTAGTGCTCAGGCTTTGATCCACATAAGCCGCAATCACTGCCGCTGTTTTTAAGTAACCATCACAGTCTTTTTGATCCCACATCAATTGATATTTATTCTTCAACTTATGATATTCTGGAACAACTTGTACAAAACTTCCTGCTTTACTTTCTTTAACTGAAATTAAACTCATTGGCATTTCAATACCATTTGTACTATTAATTACTACACTGCTTGATTCTACTGGAGCAACAGCCATTTGTGTAGCATTACGGACACCATGACTACGCATCATGGCACGTAGTCCTTCCCAATTTAATTCAGGATCAAAGTTTGTTAATTCGTTAACACCTTTAGCACGTAATTCCCAAGGGAAGATACCTTGACCATACCGTGTTTTATCACTATGTTCACAACGACCACGTTCTTGTGCTAATTCTACACTTGCTTCAGTTAGATAGTAGGATAAGTGTTCCATCCACGTCTTGACTTCAGCCAATGCGTCTTTTTCTCCGTATCTGAGACTTCGCTTGGCATGCCAGTAGGCAAGATTAGTGATTCCAATTCCAAGAGGTCTGATTTCATCGTTTGATAATTTAGATTGAATGGATAGAAAGTCTTGATAGTCAAGAATGTTATTGAGGCTACGATGCAATATGCGACAAGCACGGCGCATATCTTCTGGGTTACGGAACGCACCCCAATTGATACTGCCCAATGTGCAAAGAGCGATACGACCATCGCTGTCATCCAAACGTTTAAAGGATTTAGTAGGTAAAAGAATTTCACAGCATAAATTACTCTGGTAAATTGTATGATATTCAGGATCAAATGGACCTTGATTCATAACGTTATCAACGAACACTAAGTAGATACGTCCTGTATCTGTTCGTTCTTTTAATATGCCTGACTTGAATACTTCTTCAGCAGACATTGTTTTCTTTCTTAAGTCTTTACGTTTTTCATATTTTACGTATAGTTCTTCAAATAGTTCTGTGTTTTTGTAAAATGCTTCGTATAAATCAGGAACTTCATTGGGGTCAAAGAATGTTATTTGTTCTTTGTTTTTAAATCGTCTCCAGAAGAATGCACTAAGCACAACCCCATAATCCATATGACGGACTCGGGTTTCTTCTGTTCCTTGATTGTTTTTAAGGACAATAAGATCATCAAACTGATGATGCCAAATAGGATAAAAAACAGTAGCACTTGCATTGCGGATACCTCCTTGTGAGCAACTTCTTAAATCACCGAACCATTTCTTTAAGAACGGAATCATGCCGGTGTGCATAATTTCGCCACCGCGAATGGGTGATCCTAATGGTCGTAGTCTACCAATTTCGAGACCAATGCCAGCACGTTTGCTAGCATATTTTGCCATCATTTCACCAGAAGCAAAAATACTATCCAAGTCATCATCACTGCGAATAAGTACACACGAACTGAATTGTTTAGTAGGGGTGCCGAGACCAGCAAGGACGGGAGTAGCCAGAGTAAATAATCCATCACTTGCGGCATTATAATATTCCTTTATATAGCGCAGCCTTGCGTTGTTAGGTTCTTCTTTATGAAATACTGTTGCGGCTGCGATCATATATCTAACTTGTGGTGTTTCATATGTTTGTTTTGTTGAACGGTTGCGGACAAGATATTTTTCAATCAATTGTTCAATAGCGGCATAACTATATTGTTCATCCTTAGAGTGGTCAAGCAGGTCATCCATTTTGTTCCAATCTTCTTCAGTATACCATTCTAGTAACTCCGGTGTATATAAACCAGTAGCTACATTAGTTGTTACAATATTATAAAGACTGGGAGGTGAATAATCCCCATAAACATCTTTACGTAACATAGACAGACGTTGTTTACCTGCTACATATTGATAATTTGTATGTCCTACATCTGGATTATTTTCTACGTCAATCAAGTCAACTACAGCACGTAGAGTAATTTCGTCAATTTGTCTGGTTGAAATCCCATCATAGAAGTGTAGTTGTGATTTTATTTCTACCATTGACGGGCTAACATCTGCTATCCCTACACATATTTTTGCCACTTGTGCTTGCCATTTTTCTAACATTAATGGCTCTTTTGTCCCATCTCGTTTGGTGACGTGTATTTTCATTTTTTACCCTATATTCTTATTAATTGTTGTTATATCTAACTTGCGTACTATTTTAAAATCTTTTAGATTATTACTTATCACCGTATCTGGCCAGTAATTCAGTATATATTTTGCGTTGTCAACCAAGACTAATGATATGTCATCGCCCTGTACATCCGTTGCTAATACAAATTCTATATCAGAAATATCCATTAACAGTAGAGTATAACACATTCCTAGACCCCTTGCAAGTGTACAGTAGGTGTTTTCTACCAAAAGATCCCAAGGACCGGGCCACTCACTGACTTCATTTGGGTGAAGATGATAGTTAATTAATGGTGCATTTTGCCACCATTTATCTACTTCTACACATTGTTGAGATAAATCAAGATTTTTGATTTTATTGCGTAATTTGTACCAGCTTTGTAATCTATTGTCATAAGACGATTGAAATATATTCATTAGATAACTACTTATCTTTTTTCAATATTAGCTAACGTTTTCCTTGTTTTAGTCATATCAGCACACGTATACTTCTGATAACTAGCTTTCAATATCTCCGGCATAGGAATCTCTACTACTTTTACATTAAATGTGTTTGCTACATCTAAAAAGCTAATAGGTTTCCCACTACCTATATTAAATATACCTGATTCTTTAATATTTAAAAACTGTAAATGCGTATCTATCACTTCTTCTACCGGTACAAAATCTCTTTTATGATCTGCACTATTCTCAAATACACGTATTTCACCTGTTTTTGATTGTTCATAAAACTGAAAGAATGGACTTGCTTGCTTATCTTTGTGTTCTTCGCCTACACCATTAGATGCGTATACATTGAAATATCTAAATCCTTGTACTATACTGCCTGTAGGATGTTTCTCTACATATCTTTCAAACAAATACTTGCTCCAAGCGTATGGATTTCTTGGATCTACAGGTGCTGTTTCACTAAAATCAGTCCCTAATCCATACACGCTTGCACTACTAGAATATTGCATATTAACTCCAAACGTCTTACATTCTTCATATAAGTCTATGCTAAACTCTGTATTCTGTCTAAGTATCTTATCTATATCACGCTCAGTGGTGCTACTGATTCCTCCCATATGAATGACCCATTCGAATTCCATTACGCTAGGTCTAATTCCATCTGACCATTCAAATGTCGTAACATCGTGTTCTTTTAGTGCTTTAAGCATATAACTGCCAATAAAGCCGTTGTGTCCAGTTAATAGTATTTTCATCTAAAATATGTACCTACATTAAAAGCTTTATCATCTATCCACATATCATATGCAGGTTTACCTACCTCAGCCGTAGTATACTTAACACCCCAATCATTCAATTGTTTAAGTGTAAGTTCAAGCCAATTCTTACCTGTATTACTGCCACGTGCTGTCCAATAATGTATCTCGTTGCCTGCGTCATATAACTTATTAAAATGTTCTATACGTGATAGATACGGTTCTGCGTTTGCATAATCTCCATTAGTTGTAGTACAAATAGTACCATCAATATCTACTATAATTTTCATTTCTGACTGTCTCCCGGTAATACTCTATAGTTATCTTCTACACTATCAGGTGTACTAACTTCAATAATAGTACCTTCTTCTAAGCATATAACCTGATGAGGTTGAAGTGGTCTATTGCGCCATACTTCACCCTCTTTTAATGTAACATCGTGTAAGCTAGCATCTTGCGTTTCAATGAATTTAATCATAAATAATCCACTTAATATATACCAACTTTCATCCTTTTCAGCGTGAAAATGCATACTGAATTTTGCACCCTTATTGAATTTCAATAACTTGCCGCAATACTTATCAGTAGTAGCCCATATCAATTCGTGGCCCCAACCTTTTTCTACAAATCCTTCAAGTCGCATTTATTTCCTCCAATGTAGGTGCGTATACACCAACGTGTTGCACTGTAATAGAACTAGCTCTGATGGCAAACTCTATTGCTTGTTCCATATCGTCTGCTACTAAGTAGCCATATGTTAACGCTGATAAGAAGGTGTCCCCCGCTCCACAAACATCAAACACATCTACTTTAGGTACACTAAATGTTTTATTATTATATGATACCCCGCTACTACCACGTGTTAATACCATATTAGAACAATCACTAATTCTACTAGAATATTCTGTTTCGTTAATCTTTACAATGCAACCTTCAAATAGTTTTAAATCACGTTTCTTGGTATCAACAAAGATAGGACCTTCATACTGTTGTCTAATACCCTTAATAAAATCTTCTGTGACAAATCCTTTAGCATAATCAGATATAACTACAGCATCACTACCTTCTAGAAATTTCATTACATAATCTAAATTGCAGGGATTAGACTTTACATCATCATCTATACGCATTAAATGTTGCTTAGACTTTGCATCTATTAAACGTTTCTTTTTAGATGGGTCTCCCAAGAATGAGGTGACATTTAGTCCCAATGCTAATAGATTTTCTTTAACATTACTTCCCATACCTGATTTAGTTTCAGTGTGTTTAGGAACAAAAACAGGTACAGGAGCTTCAGGGCTCATTCTATCTACTGTACCATATTGATATTCATCAATGCAGGTGTCGCCTATTAATATAATTTTCAATTGTCTTTGTGGTTGATTCATCTATTACCCTATCAAAGAATACTAATTCCTCAGCATACTCCGAACCTATTACTTTTTTATTCTTCCAATCACTTCCGACTATCATAATGTTCGGCTTGTATTGTTCAATGATACTCTCTAACTCAAAATCAGTATTGAATACTAATACCTTATCTACTGCTTTTAAATTACTGAGTAATGCTACCCTATTATCTATTTTGTTGAATGGTCTATCACTACCTTTTTTCTCGGTTACACGATTATCAGAATCAATTGCAACCAATAGATATGTGCCTAAACTCTTTGCATAGTTTAATAAGTCTAAATGACCCATATGTAATATATCAAACGTTCCATTAACAAAAACTTTCATACACTATTCTAACATAACCTGTAGTAAATATCAAGCTTTTTGTTCCAAAAATTGATGGGCAGTTTCTAATGATGAACTAATAGCCATATGCATATCAATATACACATACATTCCACAACGTCCAATAAACGTATTTTTTGTATTTTCGATAGCTTTATACTTCTTATATAACTCTCTATATGTATCAATTGGATAATAACGTTCATTATTATTGTCTTTATAATCACAAGGTTCTTCAAATGTTAATGTTGTATTACCCGTATTAATATTATTGGGTAGTTTATTCCATTCAGTCATTCTGGTAAACGAACCATTATCAGTAAAATTAACTACGGTAGTAGGTAACATACTGGGTGAGGGAAACGTTATTGAATGAAATTTAATAGACCTATATGGTAATTCCCCGTATATGAAATCATAATATACATCTATGGGCATAGAATTAAAGATATGATCATAATTATCTTCCATACTCTTATCAAACATCGTATTCAACTTAACGGTAATGTTTGGATGATTTAATATATTAGTGAATAATGTCGTATATCCGTGTGTCGGTAGATATTGATATTCATCTCTAAAATATCTACTGTCGTCATTATCTCTAGTACTAACTCGATTTAATACGTCTTTGCTTAGTGTTTTATAATGTTCTCCCCACATCTTTTTACTGTAGGGTTCAAAAAATGTATTGTTTATATCTTCTTTTTTTACTGTTTCTAATGTGATTGTGTTAACCGGAAACGGTACATATTTGCCACTTTCCAGTAACGCCAACACGTGATGTTCATAGAATGTCCACTCGGTAAATTTACTAACCCAATCAAATACTTTTTTGTTACTAGTATGAAAGATATGCGGTCCATATTTATGAATGCGTAATCCGTGTTCATTGATATAGTCATATGCATTACCACCAATATGGTCTCTATTATCAATAACTATTACGTTGTAATTGTTTTCTGCAAGTTCTCTCGCTACTACACTACCAGCAAAGCCTGCCCCTACTATTAAGATATTTTGTTTTGTTCCCATAATTCTTCCAAATCTTTTACATAAAAAGATATATCTTTAGCTTCCCCTAAATGAATAGCTAAAGTTTTCATAGGCATCATCATCCTAACTTCAGGTTGTTGCCATACTTTACTTATTGTGTTACCTTCCCAATAGCCTTCTATTGTGCCGATATCCAATAAACTATAAAATTCTTCTTTATATTTTTTAAATAAATTTACTGGTATTAAAAATGATTCGTGTGTAAACCAAGTATTTCTATAATATCTATCTGGTCCTGGTATAACCATACAGGGATAAACATATGTTCCGTTGAAGGGATTCTGTGGATGATAGTATAGTTGATTAAAATCTTGAGGAAAAATACATATAGTTAACTCAGGACTAATAGATTCTAAATAGTTTCTTGCATCTATCATTGTAGCAATACTATTTGGATAATGCAAATAGTCATCTTCTACTAGATAAACAAGTTCATCGTCCGGTAACTGACTAATGTAGTCTAATGCAATCTTTAAACTATATCTAGATTTTTGTTTAATATCTTTAAATTCAATTGTTGGATCAACTACTACATCTTGTATTGTAGCATTAGCAAAATGGTTATGTAAGAACTGTTTAGTCTCAATGGAAGAATCATCATCAATTACGTGTAAACTAAAAGGGTTATTATAATTAGTTAATGACGTTACTAGTGAGTTATAACATCTTTTTACACATTCGTCTTTTGGCACAATGCGATTACTTGCCAATGAGGCTTTATCACAGGTCCTTAATACCACATTTAGTTTTTGCATTACTTCAAGCCTAAACTCTTGCAAATATGTGCTAGATGGATTTTGTCCGAGCTCGGTAAGCCCGTAATAAGAATACGTGGTGTCATACTATTTCCTGTAAAATATTTATAATAGAGACAGTATAACCATTTATTTTACATCAAAGCGTCTACTTCTTCATGTGTCGTAGCGGCTTCAATTTGAGCTATTTTTGCTAATAATGTTTCTTTGGCAGCACTAACCAAACTAGTATCAAATTCTTCTGCAGGATTAGCACTCAGTTGTAGTTGTATTTGTTGGTAAACAACCTGCTGAAATAATCCATTAGCTTGTCCGATTAACGAACCTTTGCGTTCATCTATTTCTAAATCACGTTTACCCCAAATAATTTCAACTGGACTTTTACTAAGATCAAATGTGTGTGTGGTCATTATTTCACGATTTTGTATTAGATCAGGGATTATTTCAACTGCTTCATTCCAACCATCTTGACCTGCAGGTGGTGCGGAGTCCCAGCAGTCTGTTACTGAATTATCTATTACCCTTACCCAATATCCTGTTTTAATTGTACTCATTTTAAATGTTCCTTATATTATATTTATATTAACTTTTCTTGTTTTTTTGTATAACTAAAATATCAGTTAGGTGGATTTTTTCCTAAAGTTTCTAATAATTTTGATTTCAATAATATGTCTAATGGTACATTCTGATAGATGTAAGTTAATATGCCGCGTACCTGTGTATATCTTTCATCTTTGTGAGTGTGATTGATAAACACTATCCCGCAAGTAACATAGTTTTCTAAATCTTCTATTTTATAATAATGCGCCAACAAGTACCATAAAGTCCAACAGTTAGTTGGATTGCTTTCAAACTCATCTTTTAACATTTTTATATACAATTCAGGGCGAGATTGTTTTTTAAAATCTTGGTCATGTATTAGATAGATATTTTCATTATATATTTCAACTTCATATCTATCTTTGTGCTTAAACCAAAGATGTTCATAGATAGGTTGTGCCCAAGTATAATCGTGTCTACGATGTATTTTGTTTGTACCTAAAAAGTTAGGAGGACCTACTCTAACATTTTCTGTATATAAATCTAATCTATCACACGATATGTTAGTAACAGTAGGATTAGCTTCCATTGTGTTTTTCATTTCAGCTAACACATTGATACTGAAATATTCATCTAGATCCGGACTTAAACACCAATCTACGTCAGTAGGAATCATATCTAAGTTGTAGTTACGTGCTACATTAAATATCCATGGGGTGAATATCTTTTGCTCAATAATCAGATTAGGATCGACCTTTGCAGCCTCTTGAAACATTTCCCAAGTCCCGTCAGTTGAACCGGTATCAAGTATCACTCTATATGTAAATTTTTTGGTATAGTATAACCACTTCTCTACGTATTGAAGTTCATTTTTACAGATTGTATATGCTGCCGTTTTCATTCTTGTGTCTTAATAAATGATGTCTGTGATCCGTCTGGAATATTCAATATGTTTAACTTATGCCAATTGCATTGTATAAACATCTCCACTGCCATTCGCACACTCATCTGTGCTGATTGTGTGCCATTTTTGTCGGTATAACGCCAAGTAGTGGTATCGTCACATAAAATAACTCCACCTACACGTAGTATTTTCCAAGCTAATACCAAGTCTGTTAATACTTCGCTTGCTTTGTGATCTCCGTCAATATATATAAACTCTGCGTTGACGTTGTTATTAATCAAATCAATTAGTCCATCTGTACTATGTTTTTGTATATAAGTTACATTGTTATTTTTATTGAACCCAAGATTATCTAAGAAGTTTTGTTTTACAATATTAAAATCCTCGCTCATATCATTACTACCAATATGCGGGTCTATTGCATATATTTTCAGGTTAGGATTATACGGTGTAAGTTGGTCACTCATCCAAAATGTTGTAGAGCCTTCAAACACACCAATTTCTACAATTGTATTTGGTACTCCGTATGTGTTTACTAAGTGACCAACATTAGTCATTGCACCCTTACCACAATTAAAATCCATGCTAAATTTGTACATTATTGCTTTCTATATATAACTATATTCTTCTCAGGATTGATATAGGGTGTTTCTTTTACTTTAGTTAAGAGTTTCTCTATTGCAGTAAACACATTGAAGTAGTCATTATCCCAGATAACAAAGCCCTTAGAGTCTACATCACTGGGTATGAATCTGTTATCTTCATTTATTAAAACTAAGTAACCGTTTGGTTTTAGCGTATTGACTATCTTTTCTATCTCTTGTTGTGGGTTCTCTACGTGTTGTAATACAAATACCGCTAAACATACATCTACTGAATTTTCATCGGGTAGTTGTGATATTATTTTAAACTTCCTTGGGTTAGAAACATATAGGGTAGCAAAAGTTTTCATACTTTCACTGATATCAAAACCCAATACAGAGCAATCAAACTTAGTAATTAGTTCTTTACTAACACGACCCATACCACAACCAAAGTCTAATACAGTTGATTGATTAGTAATAATGTTTTCATTATATATTGTATCAACTAAGAAATGTGTTTCTTTGTGGAACTTTTCTGGTTTATCAGATTCAAAGCTGAGAACCACATTCATTGCCTGAGTGATTGTGGTTACATCAAATGCTTCTTTAACATATCTCATGTTTTAAGTTTATCGTTACGTTCCGTAGTTCTACCGGTTAATGGTCTAGCTAGAATTGTAGTGTCAGTAGTTACGTTTATGTTTTTATCATAAGCGAACATACCTTGATGTGTAATATTAAACAAGTCTGCTCTCATCATAATATCTAACGGAGCACATATACCCATTTTTAATACGTGCGAGATTAAGTTCTTTGCCATTAATGGGTCTAATGCATATGCGTGGGCACGACAGATAAACAGATAATTAGGTCCTTCACTAGCGTGAGGTGGTATAGTTGGATGTATTTTCCATCCTTGCTCTGCCCACTCAGCACCGCCTAGGTAACATATTGAGTTAACTGAATCATATGAAGTAAACTTCTTAGTCATAATGCTATCGTGTTCTAAGATAACAATAGGCTTATCAATCTTGGCGCAATGAACCCACAGGCTGATGTGACTTAATGCACAAGCAACTTCACCTCTAGTTAAGTAATGGTCTGTAATCTTTAGCATTTTGATTACTGAATCACCTACGCTGTGGTCAGGTACTGTAATTTCAGAGCCAATGCCGTTGAAGGCATCCCATACTTTATATTGCATACCTACATTCATACAACTGAGTTGGCATCGTTTAGAATACCGTTCAGATGATTCATTACCTTTTACAGTAATGATGTAAGCGTGTTCTACTTCAAAATCACGTTTATAGAATAAATTAAGATTTGTGTCCATCTAATGCCCGTTTAAATTCACTGTAGTCAATACGACCAGGTTTGTGTACTTGAATTAACATTCTAGTTGATAATGCTACATTATTCAAGTGATTTAGGGCATGAGTAAGTTCTTCTTGCGTTATTTTGCCATTAGATAGACGTTGTTGATATGGATCAGTATACTCAAACTGAGTATCACATACTTCGATATCAATATCTTCTTCAAATGCTAGTAATGAATCACTTTCACCTTTATTTGCTTTTTCAAACATATGACGTTTGTTAAACAAGTTAAACATAGCAACAGTAATCAATCGTTTATGTGTTGGGTCATCTAATGCAGTATCACAGCGCCAATGTGGAGTTTGTATTTCCCAAACAGCACCATTCTCACTTACACGATATAGTTCTTTAATAACATCAATGAAGTCTCTACCAGTTTCTCCTAGATGTTCTAATATATCTTTAGCTACAACGTGTGAGTATTCGTTGTCCT